GTTCGATGTAAATGAAGTCGTTCGCCGCGTAGTTCCATGGGCGCTGATTGGTGTAAGTCGCGCCGTTGATCCTCGAAACGCGTTCAGTGACCACAACTTCTCGGTCGGCGTTGAGGGTGTAATACCACACGGAGTCCGTACCGACGCCCGCGAGTTTGTTGTACTCGGGGGTGACGATAACCATGTTCGCCCCGGCGTACGGCGCGAAGTCGTTGATGTACATGTCCTGATCGACGAACGTGTACACCATGCCGGGTTCGAACTGACCATCCGGATCTGGGTGCTGTAGGTCTTTAACGCCGTGGAGTTCTCGGCGTCCCGCTGCCTTTCCATCGCGAGCGGCCCCGCTTTTGCTGAGGTCGAAGTCGCGGAATCCGGCATTGTGCAGGCAGTCACGCATTGCTGTCACGCCAACTTTGCGTGAAGCACCAGCATTCGGATGGTCGCTCTGCGTGCTCGCAATCGCCTCGGGCGATGCCCTCGGAGGGACAAAGCCGTCGGCCAACTGCCGGAAGAGTGAGTGGTCGTTTTGTTTCTGATGTTTCGGGACCTTCTTACGGGCAGTGGAATCGAAAGCGTGCGATACCGTCTCGGAACGGATAAGTGCCGAGGCGAGGCGCAGAGCGCGCTCATGGCCAGTGACTTGGGTTGATTGGTCGTGCATCCACCAGTTGGCAGAGCTTGGGACAGCAGAGTCACGGATCTTGGTGAACTCGCGTCGCAATTGACCAAACGCCCATGCGCTCACAGGGACCCCCAAAACGGTGATCTTGCGAGACGCAAGTTTGGCGATGGTGCGCAGCCACGAAATGCGCAAAGAGTCTTCGGCAAAGAGGTCCTTCGCGGTTTCGCAGCGGTCGTCGCGGATGAGCAGGCCCTCAAGAAAGAGAGCAAACTGCTCGGCAGCCTTCGCGCGCACCCCAGCGACAGACGTCATGTCGGGTGGGGTATGAACACCCGAACCGTTAGGATCAGGCGCGCAAAGACCGGGCTCGTCATCGCGTGGGACGACGAGCGGCGCGTTCCAGTTGCGGGCCAACTGCACGATCTGGCTGCAAAGGCAGTCGTGGTCGCTTGGCATGCTTGGAGCGCTGGGCAGCCCGCAGGCTGTTGTCCAAAGTCACCCGGCTCC